ATGCCACTATGGAAACATCTTCCTCAGTGTAACCTTCATGCTCTAACATCTCTGTGATTGTTAGGTACCAACGCTTACAAACGATAGCACCTGCGGATTGGAGTAGTGTGTTCAACGCTGCGTGTGCATGTCGCACAGGTATCTGTCTACCATCTAGTCCTTTAATCCATCCCCTCTCCGCTGCTTTACCAACGGCATCCCGTAACCTTTTAAGGGCGGGAGTTTTCTTGAGGAACTTTGTCTTGATCTTCTTCCCTTCAGCAGCACCCTTGCCAATGATGCTACCAATCTTAGCGTCACCTGCACCGTACAGAAAACCGTAGATGAAAGTCTTCGCATTGTTTCTAGTAGGTAACCCGGCAGCTTGCTGATTAGCTGTGTGTATGTCACCCTCTAGTACCTCTTTACCGTATGCCCCGTCATCGTACCGAGCCATATAATGGGCAAGGCAACGAAGCTCCAAGCCAGAAGCATCAGCCCCGAGAAGACGAAAACCATCAGGAACAGTAAAGAGACTACGACACTCAGAACCAAATGGGGCAGACACACTAGGTACCTGAGCCATGTTAGGGTTTGAGTGTGTGCAGCGTGACGTAACTGCGCCCATGTGGTTGACACGACCATGTAACTTTCCATCCTTCTGAAGTTTCAGCCATGCTTGTTTGCCAGTGGCTAGCTGACCCAAGCGTTTGTTTAACATTAGGTACTCAGTCAGAAGCTTAGCCTCCGGCATATCGATACCGTTTAAGATTGTCTCATCCACCTTAGGTTCACCACTATCGGTGAAGTCCTTAGGCTTCCATCCTCGTTTCATTAAGCGATCAGCAATCTGCTGTCGTGATGCAGGATTGAATGGGATAGTCTTCGTCTTGGTCTTAAGCTCTACGATAGTAGGCTCGAATGTTTCTTGAAGTGTATCCTCAATCTCCTGCTTACGTGCAGCGAGTTTGCCGAAGAGCTTGGTTGCTTCCTCAACATTGAAAGTAAAACCACGTTGCTCTTGATCAAACATGTGACGTGCAATGTTGTGCTCTAAGTTCAACGCATCAGGTGAGAAGTTCTTACCCTCAAGTAACTTAAACAAACGTGCTGTTACCTGAGTGTCTTGGATACAGTAGTCCAACATCTCCTGATTGAACTCTGCCCATACATCTGCACCTGTATTGTAATCACCCTTGAGTTCACCGAGGCGATAGCCCCATGCCTTGAGCGAGTGACTGCCCCATAACTTAGAAGCCAGTCGTCTTGACGAAGCATCTCGTGTCATAAGGTCAGGGTAGATTGTACGTGATACCACTAGGGTATCGAACACTTCACCTTTGTAGTCTAAGCCTAACAGTTTCTTTAGTACTGGTAAGTCATAGGCTACGATGTTGTGTCCAATGAGTAGCTTGGCTTCACCTAAGGTAAAGAACAAACCATCATAGTCCCCGACATAACTAGTCACCTCATCTGTATCTACATTACGTAGTACAACACAGTGAATCTTAGTCACGTCATCGTATAAGTTATCTGTTTCAATATCGATTATATAACGCATGCTCTATCTCCGTAGTAGCTTAATGAAAACTTGCTTGTTCCTCCTCAACGATCTGTTGAAACTCGTTGAAGCTTGGGTAGCTACCCATATCAATCCCATCCTCTAGCTCAATTAAGTAGAGTGAGAACAAGTAGTTAATGTACATCTTACGAATACCTTCTACTGGTAACTCTGGGTCAAACTCATCACCGAACATTTAGAAATCCTCCTGCCATTCGTCTTGTTGTTCTTCGATCAAGGTCTCTGTCATCCGTCCTGTCTCTGGTGAGTAGGTCAGGTGACATGCCACCCCGGTCTCGCCCGTCCATCTGTTCTTCAACACACGGCAGGTAGTTAGGTTGTGGTTGTCCTTGTCCTGTTGGTTGCGCTCTAAGCCGAGCACCATGTCACTGAGTTGGGCGATAGCAGCAGAGCCACGTAGCTGTGCTAGTGAAGTCTGTGCTCCCTCCTCGTGACCCTTACCTTCGGGACGTTTAAGGTGTGATACTAATATCATACCACACTGTAGTTCCTCCGTTAGTGTACGGAGTTTGGTCATTGTGTTATCGATAAGACGGCGTTCATCCCCATCGCCCATGCCGCTAACGACAATGCTGAGGTGGTCAAGCACAATGAAAGAAGCCCCACAACCACGCACCAAGTATCTGATCTTCGCCAGAAGATTGTCGCTATCTGTAGAACCCCAATGGTCATACAAATATACATGATCAGACCCCAAAGTCCTGTCATAAACATCTCGTAATTCCTCCTTGGTAAGCGTGTGCTTACCTAAGTGTAGTGGTTGGTTGCATTCAATTGACATCAAGCCTAACGCTGTACGCTTCACGTTCTCTTCTAATGCAATGTACCCTACAGTCTCGCCCTGCTTCATCAGGTAGTATGCAAACTCACGTACAATCTGTGACTTACCTATACCTGAACCCGCAGTGACAGTTACAATCTCACCTCTACGTAGTCCCATCGTCTTCTCGTTGAGACCATTGTAAGGGTAAGGTACTGACTCTACATTGTCCTCTGTTGATACGATCTCCCAGAGTTCTGAACCTGCGATGATACCATCAGGTCGTTGAACCTTGGCACCCCACATGGCATCGATCAGTTCACTAACCTTACCTGATACTAACATGTCGTTAGCATCTTTGAGTGGTAGCTTAGCAACCTTAGCTTTGCCCGGTGTCAGTAGCTCAGCACATTCCTTTGCTGCCTTCTGTCCCACCTCATCTTGGTCGAACATGAACACAACACTATCGAACTTCTCAAGCCATTCAATCTCACGACTGACTGCTCGCTTAGCTCCTGCTGCACCCTGACCTACTGATACCACAGCCCACTTATTCTGTAGTGCCTGTGACATAGAGAGTGCATCGATCTCACCCTCAACAACAGTGACCATCTTACCACCGTCACGCCATAGGTGCTGACCATATAGTCCTGCTGCCTTTGCTTCTCCTAAGAACATGAAGTCCTTGTTAGGAAAGCGTAGCTTCTGACCTACGATCTGACCTGAGCTGTTGCGGTAGTTGGCAATCTGTACAGGGTTACCCTTGTACGTACCGACTTGATAGTCCCATAGCTTACACGTCTCGAAGGAAAGCTTGCGTTTAGGTAGTGCCTTAACTTCACCTCTAACTGGTACGAAATCAATCGTTGATAGTTGCTCTACTGGTACGCTCATCATTTCCTCCGATGGTGTATGGGTGTTACATGAGAAACAATAGTGGTGTCCGTCAGTGTACAATGCGTTGGCATCACTACTCCCACAGTGGGGACAGCTTTCCTTACGGACTAACTCACTATCTTCACTCATCTAAATCTTCTGCCTCAATGTTTAAGTAATCGGACATGCGTTGAAACATATCGGATAGACACATGACTTGTTCATCTGTCCAATGAACCTCATCCTCTAGTATCTTATCAGCTACGTAACGCATGAACTGTTCACACTCTGTCATAACCATTCCTCCGGTATCTCTTCACCTTCTGCCCAAATGAAATCATATCGGTCAGCCCACTCAGCACATGTCATCTTGCTTCCGTCTTTCCTTTTCTTTGCCCCATGAACTGGGCTTGCTGCGTTTTGAAATAGGAACCTGATGTCTAGGTCTGGGTGTTGTGCCTTAACTGCTTTCATCTTCCGTTGTGCATCCTGCCTAAAGAAACCTTTAAGCTCGATGTATGTGTCACCAACCAGTAGGTCTGGAATGTACTTCCTCTCTACTGTGTAAGGGAGATTGTGAGGTTCGTACTGGTACGATACCCCACGCTTCTCTAACTTGTTGATGACACGTTGCTCAAAAGTCCCCTTCAACTTCGACATCGGCGAAGTCCTCGGTAAACTCATTGCGATCATCCTTAGCTACTGCCTCGGATACATACCCATCTTCTTCATCGAACATGGAGTTGCCTGAGTTACCGTACTCAACCAAGTCTACTACCTGCACACCCTTCATGCGAAGCGACACACCTACTTGTTTGGTGCTAGCCATTACATAAGGAATAGGTTCGAAGGCTACGTTAACGATTGAACCATTACCAATAGCTACATCACCATCCATCGGAGTGCGCTTGGCATCTAC